CAACCTCGCATATTTATAACACATATCAGGCAATAGCATTGGTGATATATTATTATCTCTAAATACACAAACTTGTTTAAACGGGTTTACAGAAGTATCTATAACAGTAAAAGTACTGTAATCTTGCCCTCTTCCCTTAGATACATCAACGGTCATTACATATTGATGATCTTCAATAGCCTTTTCATATATGTAAAGATTTTCATTCCACGTCATAGGTCGTAAAGACTTTTGCGCAAGTAAATCACTCGCATCAATTAAAGTGTTTCCCCTTCCATGAAAGTTATTACCAAATTCTTGGTCAAACTGTAACTCTGACGTATTAGCAATTGTCTGTCTTTTCCACTCTTCATCTCTTCCAGGAACATCCCACCAATCAACTCTAAAAGGTTTATATTCGTTGGTATATGTAGTAGCACCTTCCCAGATTCTATGAAACACATTACCAATACCGTTTGCTGTAGAAGTAATAATAACCTTTGTATCTTTACCAGATGAAACAACCGGATAAGTCGAAGTATAAAATTGTGCATCGTTTTCTACAAAAGCAAACTCATCTAAAAACAATAAGTTAATAGACAAACCACGAATAGAGCTACCAGAAGTAGCCGATGCAATAATCTTAGAGTTATTACTGAATTCAATAGATCCTTTATTTAGTGCCTTACATCCTGGCTGCAAAAAGAACGGTAAATTTTCCAACATCAACGTAATACGAGCTAACATCTCTCTTGCAGTAGAACCTTTGTTCGCAAGAATAGCAATTGTTTTCTCTGGATGAAAGCACACGTACCAAAGTAAATATGCAACAGCTGATATAGACTTACCCGACTGTCTACACGCTAAAATAACAGAAAACCTATTATCATTAAAATGATTAAACATATTCTTCTGATAAGGATAAAGTTTAAACGGAACTAAACCATCATCTAGTGATATTACCTTCAAATAGTTTATCGCGAAATACGAAGGATCCATCATACATTGACGATACTCCTTTATTTCTTCTTCGCTAAACTGGCTCTCTACACCATCCTTCTTTACATTAGGATTACCTAGGTAACCTTCATGCTCATTCTTCGGTCGTGGCATCTATTATCTTCTTTTGTTCTTTATCATGCTTCATAAATAATCTTTGCAGATCAGTGGTACTACCAACAAACAAGTTGTTATTAGTAACTTCTTTCTTATTCTTACTTCCGTCTGTCAAATCTCTATGATCTTTTTGTAGGCCCATGAGCTTATCGGTTACATCTCCGATATCCTTTATGGCTTTAGATAGAACCTCAAACGCTCTTGGGTGTTCTGATTCTCTGGCAAGCTCTGCAAGTACATCTAATGATCGTACTCCGGTTTCAATAAGATCTTTATATGTTTTCCTAGAAAACTCATAATCGTCTTTTATCTCTTTTTGCGATTTAGTAGTCTCGGGCTTTGGAGCTTTTTTTTCCGGCAAGTTCTTAGTCAGGCTTTCCTGCATTTTCTCTAATTTATCCATAATGTACCTATGTTATACTTACGTTAACAGTATAGTTATCATCTTCATCTGCATCAGCAGGAGTTATTGTAAAATCCATGTTTTCTAGAATGTTTGATCCACCCGCATCAGCGTTAAAATCTAAGTTAATTTCTCTAATAACTCCTTGATCTGCGGTAGGCCCAAAGTACTTCATCTTCATAACAAAGTCGAATTGGTATATCAAAGCTCTACGAGTTTGAAAATCTCCCTCATAATCATCTTGAATAGTAACTGCGTTTAATATAATAGGAACATCCTGTTTATAATCAAAGCCAGTCACTGGATTAATTGTTACCGTATATTCGGGTTGAAAATATGGAAGTATTTGTTCCATTATCTGCAAACCGTCATCTTGATTCTTGGCCATAGCAAATAGTGACATATTAATATTATATGCTACGGCTTGTTTAATTGTTTTCTTTTTAGTAGAATCAGTCGCATGATTTTCTACTATTTGATTTCTCTTTGCTAACTTCTGGGTAGAATCAATGTCCATTGAAGTTATTTCAAATCCCATTCTAGGCAACTTAATGGCCATTGTCGCATCCTGCCCAGTTGGTGCATCTAGCCTAGATAAGAATTTTTGTTTAGGTCCATATGCTAATGGCACTTTAATTTGATTTAAAACATTACCAGAACCATCCTGTCTAATAACGCTTATGTTATTAAAGATAGTACCAAATAAAGCTACAGCTTTTCGTGTTGTTGCGTGGTAAAAGTGAGTTCCAAACATTAGTATGTCTCCGACGCGTCGCCAAACGGATTAGTTTCTGTAAAGTCTAAGAACCCATCAGCTTCTACTTCAAACGCATAGTTTTCAGCTTGATCGTCACTTGGGAATGCTTCCTCATCAGCTACATCGTTTATATCTGTAATATAACAAGTGCTGGTTGATTCTGATCCAATCAGTCCTACGGTTGGAGATACAAAAAAGTCTTTTGCGTCTGTACTTCCGGTCACGCCTATATTTGATACCGATATAGTAGCAGCGATATCTGAGGTTTTAGTAAGTGTCTGAATTTCTCCATATACACTTACAGCTGGGGTTGTGCTAATAACCTGAGTTACGGTTTCACCTTGTTTAAAGTGATTTCCACCGGTAACAGTTACTGTCATACCAACCTGATATGATTGCTGGCCTTGAACAACATCGATTGCATCAACTCCAGTTTCAAAGTCCTCTTCATTGTACTCAAACAAGCTACACTGCATTTTGTATACAGGAAGATTAGACAACTGATAAAACGGTTGTTCGTCTTCAACAAATGATATCTCAAAGAAACTATTAGACATTGGTAAAAATATTAAATCACCTTCTTGAGGTTTATTGCTAGCTACTGCATTATTCCAAACACCAACTAAATTTTGCCATTGTCGCCTAGAAATAATAAAGGTTGCTTCGTCTCTAATTTCAAGACCAAATTTTTGATACAGATCACCCGCACCTTCAAATCCATCAGTGTTTTCAATATAAGCCTCAATAAGATACGCATCATCAAACTTAGATGCGCGATCTTCGCCTAGTATGTCGTCTCTAGATACTAAAGCCCTAGGAATGTAATATACATCCTGCCCGAAAATTTTAAGAGATTCAATGATTAAATCTTCATATAAATTTTGTTCTGACTTTACAGCCTGAGAGAAATATACACTTCGTGGCATATTTTACCCCGTATAGAAGTCAACTGGTTGTTCCCAGTTTAATCTGACTTCTTCATTTAATTTTTCTATTTCTTCCTTAGCATCTTCTAAAATCTGACGGCCGTTAAACGTAACGCCACCGGGCATTACCATACCTTCAAATTTAGAAAGATTGACACCCCATTGCATTTTAATTAATGCCGTTAGGTATCTCTTTAAAAAATAATCGTTGTATACATCAGTATAAGTGTTTGGATCTAATATTCTATAACACTCAATAATAATATATTCGTCAACCTCGACTTCTTTAGACCAATCCATATCTATTCTTAATTGGTTTTTATGTCTATCAAAGCTAATATGTTTTGTGTCAGAATCCATAATAAGATCTAACATAGATAACCACTGTTGAGCCATTTCGTATTCTACCAAGGATCCCATATAGCCAAGAGAATACATGTCGTTTAAATGCATTTGATATTGAATATCAAACATATTATGACCGCCGCTTTCTCTTAGTGGAAAAATCTGAATGACATCAGTTACTAAATCAGGTATAGTTAAATACCCATTAGTGATATCATTAGCCGTTACCTGGTGCTTTAAAAAAACCTTTTCGATAGAATCTGCATGATAATGTTGATAAAACTGTAAAGCCTCATCAACTCTATCTTCAACCTGGTCATCGTCTACATTAATTTCAACAACGGGCGCGCCTAATGCACGTAAACAGTAATCAATTAGTGTCTGTCTTGAATTAGGTTTTGCCATTTTAAGTTTCCTTTAATTTTAAGAAATAACGCCAAGCGCCATTTTGTGTTCTACTCCACCCATAACTTCGCCGACTCTAACTAAAGTTGCTGCATCGTCATAAGCACCATCTGAATCAAAACACACATTAACCATACGAGTATGAACCTTGTCAGGTGTGTATGAATCATCAGTAAATGTTACTTCAACGTCAGTGACATTTATAGTCTCTTCAATTGTTTCGCCTTCGTTATCCGGATCGGGCATAGACGTGGTTCTTGTACCAGTATACGCATCCGCTATATTATATGTAATTGCCATTTTATTCTCCTAATAAATTGCGCATGAGGTTAATTCCTCTGTATCTATTTATAATAGTTTTTTACCTAGCTTATTGTAAAATTTATTTATTCTCCAGTACAATCAGAACACTGACATCTTGGGCATGCGCATTCTGTTTCAGCTGGACTGTGAATTACTTCACAAGGCGTTTCATGATGAGGGCATCCGCATCTTACACAATCTGCCATTTTATTTCTCCTTTAACTGTTGTTTAAGGTCGTCAACCTCGTCTTTTAACTCTTTAATTGATTCAATAAGTAATGCAACTATGTTGCCATATGCAACTGCTTTATTTCCTTCTTTTCCTGAAACGACTTCTGGTAATACCTTTTCAATCTCTTGAGCAACGACACCAGCTTGTCTTAATACATCTGGAGCTTCAGGATCTTCTAAATCTTTTATGTAATCTGTTCTCTCATATGTATAACCATTGATAGAGCATACTTTTTCTAAAGCATTTGGTATTCTTACAAGATTAGTTTTAACAGCAATATCAGAATAAGCCGTTACGTTTCCAGATGTCCATATTCCAGCACCAAAGGCACAATTTAGTACGCCATTTTGTCTATGCTGAAGCTGATGGCTCAATCCTGATATAGATTGGTTTGTTCCAGTTCCGATATTAGTGTGCGTATATGTTAAACCATACATATTTCCGTATGAAGTACCATCATCGGATGTCTTATATGCTGTTCCCATTGACCAAACGTGTTGATAACGAGTGGCAGAATAAACCCCAAATAATCCTCGACCATAGTTATTAGCGACTAATGCATTTTGAGTGCCTAGTGTGATTGTTCCACTTGTTGTACCACCAAGTCTGAAGTTATAGTAAGAACCTTGTTGTCCATCAAGTAAATCAGCATCTAATCCAGAACCTGCGCCATCGTTAGCAGTGTTCCATATCTTTGCCCACGCACTTAAAGTAGTATTACTATTATTACGGTTATAGATATCTCCTGCGCTATAGAACGAACCAGCGATTTGATGTCCATGATTTGCACTACTGTGAGGCATATTAACCAAGGAATACCATGTAGCTGTTGGAGTTCCGCTGTTATAAACATCATAGAAACCAGCTCTAGAATTAGTCAACGATGCAAAACCTACCCTAGAAGCTCCCATTGCGTTAGTGCCGCTTGCATAAACCACTCGTGCGGAATCAATGCCATCTAATAACTCAGAGTCAGCAGCCTTACCGGTTGTGGGTAAATAATAAGAACCTTGTTGTCCGTCAAGTAAGTCTGCATCAAGACCTGAACCTGAGCCGTCGTTTCCGTCAGTCCAAATCTTTTGCCAAGCATGACCTGAGCCGCCATTTGCCCACCAACCTCTAAGATAGGTGTTAGATGGATTGCCCGCAGCCATAACCATCTGCATACCATGGTGGTATGTATTACTGGCAGAATAATGCAGTGCTTGAAATCCGTTAAAATGAGTGCCACTTGGTGGTCTGCCTGTAGGACTACCCCAAACATCTATAAAACCAGAACCTCTGGCAAAGAGGTCATTCATATTATAAGCGCCGTGAGCATTTGCACCCGTATGGTAGTGAGTGTT